TCTTTTCCACTTAAAGTAGTAAGTTGACTTTCTAAATATGGATTATAATTACGTGAACCTGGTCTTGTTGGATCAAAAGCTCTACCTAACATAAGAGCTCCACCCATTAAAGCTGCAGGTAAAAAAGCTCCTCCTCCTATATTTCCTATTTTTCCTAAACTTCGTATTCCTAAATTAACAGCCCCTCTCTTAAAAGTGTTCATTAAATTTTGAGGAGCAAAAGCTGAATTAATTCCACCACCAGTAAAAATATTTATTGAATCGTCTGCAGGAGGTTCTATACCTAATTGTTCATAAGCCATTTCTATAGCTTTATTCATTCCATATGTTTTAGCTAAAGGTGCAGCTATAGCCATAATTACATCCATCATTATCGTCTTCCTCCAGCATGTATATCTAATCTAAAAGTACCTAATTTCCAACTAGTATCTACGGCAGTGTTTTTTATAGTAAGAGCCACAGCTCTTGCTCTTGCTCGTGTATCTACTTTTGTTGTAGCAGATGTAATTGTAAATGGTCCTAATGATGAACTAGCTGCTGCATTATTAGGATAGTTTCTCAAATCTAGTTGCACAATTGTATTACCTTGTTGTGCAATAAAATCAGGTACAATTCTGCTAACTCTCATAATATTTTCACCGTCTCCTCTAAGGTCAGCTAAATTAGTAGCAGCTCCTCTAACTACTTTTTGTGTAATGTCATAATCTCCAGAAGTAATATCAGCAGGTATTGCAGTTGTAACAGCCCCAGCTTCTAATTGATTAACACCTGTTTCGTGTTCAAAGTATATTGTTGTACCATCAGTGTTTCCAGTAACATCAAATGAATTATCATCGTCTGCATTATATTTTGTGCCGTGTGGTAATCCAAACACAGCAGAATCTTCCCAAGTGCTTCTTGCAAAAAGATTGCTATCGTTTGTAAACCATATAGGACGTTTAGATGTTGAATCTAAATAACTATAAAAAACTGCTCTGTTATTTACATTTGATGTAGACGTTGGATAAAACCAAACAACTTCACCAAACAAATTGTTAATACCACAATATATTAATTGATTAGATGTTGTGTTTAAATCATCATAAACAAAGTCTTCTACTAAACAATCCATGGATTCTAGTTTACCTGTATATCTAAAGAAACCATTGTCAGACATCCAATATGCAGCACCATCAACTTCAACAGCTGCATTCATACCTATCAAACCACAGTTAGTTCCTACTTGTTCAAAAGCAAAAGTAAAAGGTGTTCCTACAAAACGCATTGTAAATAAAGCTGTATCGGTCCAAACGTATATTGCATTTCTACCAACTGTAGCTCCAATGATCCGTGATCCGTCGGCCAGTCTTTGTGTACCAGCACTATTGATTGCTGTAGGTGTATAATCGTTTATATTTTCTTGAGAAGAAAATCTAATAAACATATCATCTTGAGTTGTTGGATCTCCAATAGTTTGTTCTGTTCCAAAAAATATTAAGTGTCTGTCAGTTGTAGACACTAACATATCACGTGATGCTGTTGGTGCACCAGTTATAATAGTTGCTCTAGTTGATGTAGCATTAGTTGCATCACCATCCCATTCAAACGCAGAGCCACCTACAATCAATGCAATAAGTTTAGATCCTAAATTATCAAGAGCCCATAAGCCAGGGTCTGTAACTTTATCAGTGTTAGCTGCTGGTGAACCCCACCCTGTAAACTGAGATGTGTTTGTAACTGTTGCTCCATTAGAGTGTGTGGTAGCCGTAGTTCCTCTAGCTGCTCTACCTATACCAGTTAATTTAGTTCCTGTAATACCCGTATAAGATATTTCTTCTGATCCTATTTGAACAAAGTTAGTCCCTGTTGAAGGAAAACCTGTAACACTATTTAATGTTATTTCTGTTGCAGAACCATTATTACCACCACTTGTGCTACCAATGGCTCCATCTAAAGTTGTTGTAGCTGCACCTAAAACAGATCCACCCCATAGTGATATACCCCAACCAAAAGCTCCTAACTGTTCAGCTGGTCCAACATGATAATATTGAAAAAAAGTTATACCTCCAGAAAGAGTAGCACCACTTCCTGTTTCACTACTAGGCATTGTAATTGTAATACTAGAGCTTGTTGGCACACTAGTTACCATAAATTTTTTGTCAGCAAAATCAGCTGCTCCAAAATTAGAGTTTGTTATAGATGAAAATGTAGAAGCATCACCAAATAATATAATGTCTCCTGCTTGAAAAGTAGTTGTGCCAGAAAATGTTATAGTAACAGTTGGTGAGTTATTAGTAGTAGAAAAACAATTTGTAAGAGCTGTACCTGATGGATTAACTAAAGGATGTATATCATAAAACACACCCCCAGAATAAGCATATAATATTCTATTTGTTCCTATGGCAGCAAATTTAGTAGAAGCAGAGTTAACAAAATGATGTAAACCTCTGGCAACACCAGTTAATTTAGATTCTCCTAATTGATTCCAACCACCTATTTTTTCAGGAGTACCATATCTAAAACGTACATTTTGCCCATCAGTCCACTGTGATTCAGCTCCTGTAGGTGTAACTTGTTTATTGAATCCGGGTAAAAATCCTAGTTTCTGTAGCATATATTAAAACCTGTTTACTAGGTGTTATATCAGATTGTCAGTGATTTCAATAGGTTTTAAGCAGAGGGAATCTGTGGTGGATCATCCCCCTGCAAGTCTAACGTATAGACTATTTTTAAGATTTTGTCAACTTAGCGCCTTTAAACCAGGCTGGTAGACCTAGTAAAGGTCTTTTATCTAAAGCATTTTCTTTTGCTATTTTAGAACCTGTTTTATTATAATGTAAAAATACTTGTCCACAATCTTTACCATTAAATTCTTCTCGCCAATGTTCTAAATCACATCCAGAATATATTAACATATCACCTGGATCTAAATCTATTTTTATACCTGCTTGACCTGTCTTACCTGTAGGATCAACATAGATAGGCCATGGGTCTCCACCTAGATTTAATGTTGTAGATATCTCACATGAATATCTATCTTTATGTCTAGCTAGTGTATCTCCTTTTTTATATATTCTTGCATAGGAATATGTAGGACTTAATTTAAGTCCGGTGTGTTTTTCCATGACTGGTTTAACTTTTTCTAATAGTGTTTCCATAACTAAATCTGCATAATGAGAATAAGTATTAGGCACTTGGTTATCCGTCCACACACCCCAATATTCTGTAAACGGTGATATGTATTTATTATCAAACAAAGCCGCTGCTACTTTTCTTTTATTTAAAAAATAAGAATAAGAAAAATCTGCTATCTCTTTTGATACTGCATTTTTTAAAACACTATATTTATTTTTTTTAAACGACATTTAATACTCCTTTTGGTATTGCTTGGCAGTTCCAATGTATAAATCTAAATGGGCTATATCCCATATCTACAGAATATTGATGAGGTAAGTATGATGGAAAAAATATCATTCTGCCTGGTGTAACTTTGTAATTAATTTGAGATGATGCATAAGTTACTTTTGTCCTATCTTTTTCTGGTAAAAGATTCATAATATTGCCTGGTCTTGGATCTTCGAATAGTGGCATAGATGTAGACTCATCTGCTTTTAAAAAATAAAAACCAGATATGTGACCATTCCAATGAGTGTGTAAAGTATGATGTCCACCCCCTTTTTTAGCGAACTCTTGTACCCACATCTCTGTCGTAAATACTTGATACTGAGATAAATCAAACCCCATTTCACCTAATAAGTTGTGTGCTGTTGCACCTATGTAATCTTGTAATTGTTTAAAATTTGGATCACCTATTAATGTTGTTGAATGAAATACATGACCCATATCACCTTTGTCACCAAGTTTTTTATTACGTTCATCAATAGATGGTTTCAAACTTTTTTTTGATTCTTCAATATATTTTTCTGATGCCTTATTTAAGCTATCTACAAATTTAGGTTGATCTGCATACCATATAGGACATTTAAAAAATTCTTCTATTTGTAATTTTTGAGGATATCCGTCTGCACTACCACATGACATTTCTTCTAATTTTTTGTTTGTCTTTTGTTTTTTAGCTTTTTTCTTTTTCATATTTCTCCTTTATTTATAGGGCCATCCTAAGTTCCATATTACTAAACTATGTCTTGACCCTTTTTTAACTGGACATACTCTATGCCATACATGCGCTGGAAATACAACTAAAGACCCTTTAGGTAATATTTCTGTGCATTTTCTAACATTTCTTTTTTTATCAGGGTCCATGTTTCTAAAATCAAATTCTAATTCACCACCTTTATATTCTTTTGGATCTGATAATGAAACGGTCACAGACAGCTTTCTTATCTTACCGTGTTGTGGAGTATTAGGTGAATTATAAGGTTGATCCCAACCATCACAATGCCAATCATAATATTGCCCTTTATTATATTTAGTAAATTGACAAGACTCAGAAAAATCCCATTGAAAATTCCAACCTGCACTAGCATTTGCTTGATGTATATAAGGTTGTATTTCTTTGTAAATCCACCTATCATTCATCCAAACAATATTAGAATCTCTTTTCTTTTTTAAATCTTTAATTTGTTGTTTATTTAATTTTTTACCATTACTATAACCACCAGTAACTGCCATTTGATCTTGAAGCTGTTTGCCATAACGAACAATATCATCACAAATTCTTTCAGGAATTGCTGATGTAAAATAGTAATATTGATTTGTAAGGTTCATATATCTTTATGAACTTAATATAGCATTTCTTATGAAACTGTCAATGTTCCTGAAACTGTAAACGTAGCTAATTTATCTCCACCAGGTGCTGTTGATGTTGAATTTGTTCCTGGAGTTACTGCGAATGTTCTAGCACTTGGACCTCTAACTATAACTATTCCACTTCCACCAGCACCAGAACTTGTGTTACCTGGATCTCTTGATCCACCTCCACCACCACCTGAAGGACCTTGACAACCTCCAGCACCACCACCTCCGGAGCCTCCGTTTCCACCACCGCCACTTTCAGCACTACCACCTCCGCCACCAGCGTAAGTTGTAGAAGGTCCTAAAATAGAATTTGCTAAACCATTTCCACCATTTATACCAGAGCCGGCTGCACCAGCTCCACCGCCACCACCACCTGGTCCGCTTCCACCACCTGCTGTAGCACCTGGATTACCTTGACCACATGTACCAGATCCACCTGGTTGTTGATAACCACCGCCACCACCAGATCCACCAGGCTGTCCAACTGCATTAAAATGTCCACCGCCACCACCACCAGTAGCAGTTACTATAGTTCCAAATACTGAATTCTCACCATTAGTTCCAGTTACACCATTTGGTACTGAAGCACCACCGGCACCTACAGTTATTGTATGAACACCTTCTTGTATGGCAACTGCACATCCACCAAAATTAGTTAATAAACCTCCAGCACCACCACCTCCTGCTGCATTAGCACCTCCTGCTGCACCACCAGCAACTACTAAATATTCTATACCTGGAAAACTTTGAAGAAGTCTTGGCCATGTTCCTTGACTTTGTGCAGCAAATTGACTTTGCATTGACCACACACCACTTGCTTTTGTTAATGA